ACAGAGAAAAATCAAGTTATGTCAAAAGAGCAGATTAAAAAAGCAAAAACCAATTCACAAACATTTCCAAAATTTGATTATATGGCAAGTAAAGATATTGCCCCTGAATGGTTTGGAAAACTGTCGCGACAAGCAAGACGGGCAATTACACCACGGGGATTTGCGGAGGCATTTTATGAAGCAAACAAATAAACCACGAGCGGGGGAGAAACAAGCACAAATAAACCCAAGTTACGATAATTCTTTACTGCCAGAAAGACGGCTATATGACTTCTTGGGGAAATATTATATCAATCTCAATGGTGTTATTCCTAATAATCATCCCGAAATAACAGAACCCCATAAGAAAGAAATTGTAGATTTTGTGTTGATGCTAATTGACCAAGTCCTCTCCCACCGGGAAGAAGAAGTGAGGGAAGAAATCAGAGGGAAAATAATAAAACAAAGAGGAATAGGACAAATGATTGGCGAAAAAGTGGAAGACTATATTTCAAGGCCGAGACTCTTGAGTTCACTTAATGAAAAAGCCGAGAAGGTGAGGGGGGAGAAATGACCAACATGGAATTTCATCAACTAAGAACACAGCACGAACAGAATCCTTGCTCAACCTCACTATGTAGATATTGTGAAGAGAGAAAAATAAGGGAAGAAACTAAGGGAGAAGAAATGAAAAATAAGGCAGAACAACTAAAAGAATTTGATAAACGATTTAAGTCAGACTGGTTTTATGGGAATTATGACTCCGGAAGCATTAGAAGGTTTTTGTCCCATGCCCTAGACGAGGCGGAAAAGAGGGGAAAGCAAGACCTTTGGAAGAAGATAAAGAAAAAGATAAAAGGGAATAACTAAAATGAGAACTATTCTGACAATTCCCCCGTCGGCAAATAGTCAGTGGCGAATTGCCAATAACCGGATATTTAAGACGAGGCTGGCGAAAGACTGGCAGGAAGAGGCGGCGTGGGAGCTTAAGCTGTCCGCCAAAGGTCAAAAGACACCGTTTGATAAAATTAGAGTAACAATGGATGTGTTTTTCCCTGACAATAGGAAGAGAGATCTTGATAATCTTCTAAAATTGACTGGAGACGCTATCCAGGAGTCGGGGGTCGTTAGAAATGACGCTGATATTGGGAGTGGAATGTCAAGAAAAAATTGGATAGAGAAAAACCGAGAATGGAAGTGGAAATTTTAGAATATGTCAGCTAATAATGTTATTGTAGTATCTGAAACAAAGTTAGGGTTTGAAGTCTATATGAGAGATATAGACACCGACGACCGCTTGGGGAAGATAAAGAGGTTTAAGATCTTAAGGACGGCGGTAAAAGAGGCTCAGGAGATTGTTGATTATGAGGGCGTGGAATACGGGATAGAAGTGAGGTTGAGAGATGACAGATAAAAAATTGACGCTAAAACAAGCAAAATTCCTTGATGTATACTTTGAAACAGGCAACGGGACAGAAGCGGCGATGCAGGCGTACGATTGCGATAGGATAACGGCACGGTCTATATCTACCGAAAACCTCGCAAAACCTTATCTCAAAGAGATTGTGCGACTAATGATGGAAGAGAGGGGGTTAACCCTTCCCCTTCTGATTGATACTGTTAAGAATGCGACTGACGCAAAAAGGCTAGACGATCTATCTGGCGAGAAAGTCCCCGACCATTTGGTTAGATTAAGAGCGGTCCAAGTAGCCGGGAAGTGGTTAGGACTAGAGAAGGAGAGAGACTATAATACTGCTGTTCAGGTAAATATCGGGGGCATAATCGGGAATAAACAACAAGAGTATGGCATTTAGTTTTCTATGGGATAACTATAAAAGAGCGATAGAAAATGAGTTTACGATTGTTAATAAGCAGAAAGATGAGGTTCCGTTCATTCTTAACAAGGCACAGGTAGATATTGGTCCGAAGTTGACAGAACAGAATATCATCCTGAAGGCAAGAAAGTTGGGGTTTTCCTCTTTGATGCTTTCTATTGCCGCGATAAAATTCTTATTTGGAAAAAACGAGCGATGCGTTTCAATGTCTTTTGAGTCGTCCGCGTCGGCGAAACAGTTACAAAGGGCAAAACATTTCATAAAGTCTTTTGAGTGGAAAAATAAAATAACTCTGCCATTGAAATATAACTCTAAGTTTGAAATGATGTATGAGGGGACGGACAAGACAACGGGAAAGCCGTATACCAATACCTTAGTGGTTGGGACTGCTAGAGCATCGAGCTTTGGCAGGGGAGACGACATCACTTTTCTTCATCTCACGGAAGTAGCATATTGCGAAAACTTATCTCAGCTATTAGCGGGAGTTGGAGAGGCTCTAGTGGACAATGCAATGTTGACATTGGAAACAACTGCTAACGGATACGGAGGGTTTAAGGACTTTTGGGACAATTCGGTTTTGGGGAAAACAGGATTTAAGACATTTTTCTATTCTCCTGTCTGGGAATACAATCAAGAGTTTTTGGAAAAGCGGAAAATGAAACTTGGATACTTGTTTCCCCAAGAATATCCAATGACGCCAGAGGAGGCATTTATAACAACTGCCGGATTAGCTCATAAGCCGTGGAGAAATAGTCTTCATGTTATTGAGCCGTTTGATATTCCCTCTACATGGCAGCGGGGGCGAGGGTTTGACTATGGATCAGCTCACTATACCGCCAGCGTTCGGGCCGCCATCGATCCAGACGAAAACTACTTTATCGATCGGTGTTACCTTGATGGACACCGGAGTATCAAAGAACACGCAGAGGCGATTCGGGCGCAAGACTTTGAACTGGGATTTGTCCCGGCATGGGGCGATCCATCTGGGGCGCAGTGGTTTATTGAGTTCGATACACACAATCTTCATATCGAAAAAGCAAACAGGGAAGTGGGCCAGCAGGTCAGAAGTTGGGTAGAGTATTGTGTTGAGAAGGTCAATGAACTATTGAAGCCAATCCCCGGACACACCGTGAGGCTTCCTGATGGGCGAGTGATCGAAAATGCACCGAGAATGTTTGTCTTTAATAATGAGTACAATCAGCCGCTTATTAAACAGATTATGAACCTACGATGGAGAAAGACAGGCGGCGGGGAGACATTACCGCTTCTCGATGAGTCGAATGACCCCACGGGGGGCCACTATGACCTCATGGCGGCGCTTAGATATTTTGTTGTCAGCTACCAAAAACAGAAACAGAAGCAATGGGAGCCAAACGATCCGGGCGGCGTCAAGCCATATCTGGATGGGCTTCTTGCATAATTGTTAAGTGATATAATCTTTTTATATGCCATTAGAAAATCCCGAATTGCAAATGCTTCGTCTTAATAAGGAAGACGGATACAATTACCGTGAGCGCAGGCAGGATGATTGGCTGGAGAATTACACTCTCTATCGGGATAAGGTTACTATCAATCGCCTGACCCAGCGCCAGTCGGTGAATATGCCCCTGATGAAAATGGCGGTGCGTACTCTCTTAAAAGATGTCGACGACTTGCCGGTATTATATTTTGAGAATTTAGATAACGACAAAGAGGCCGAGGTGTTTCAGAATGAGTATTGGAAGTGGACGGGAGATGAAGACCACAATAAATTCAGTTTGCAAGATATAGTTGATAAAAAGCAGATTTTCCATTTTGGGCGGAGCTTTGACCAATGGCAGATCATTGATGGAGTTGTCAGAATGACAGTCCAAGACCCGCAGGATATGTTGGTGTCCCGATATTGCGATCCGTTTAATCTTCATTCTTCCAGATACCTAGTCCATACTCATATTTTCAAACCATTAAGTTCATTAGCCAATAACCCGATGTACGACCAAGGGGCAATTATGAGGCTAAAAGAGTTTTACGCTACGAAACAGGGTTTGATTAAGGCGGCCACCAACGCAAAAATGCTTTCTGAAAAGAACAAAAAAATGCAGGAAATGGGTGTTCCCGACGTGGACAGCCCGGTGTTGGGCGAAACCTATGTCGAATTGAGCTTAGATTTTGTTATGAGGGATAAGGAAACCAAAAAAGGCCAATACTTCGAGAATCAGATTTTTATGTATGTTGACGCCGAGGATATGGAAATTTTGATGAAGGCTCCGCTGGAAGAGGTTATCGGAAGCACTAAAGACAAGTTTTGGCAAACCCATTTCCCATACAATAGTTGGGCTGATGATTTGGATAGGCAGGACTTTTGGACTGATTCGATTGCCGATATTATCCGTCCAGCCAACAAAGTGTTAAACGCCTGGTTTTCGCAACTGGTGGAGAATAGAACCTTGAGGAATTTCGGGATGCACTACTACAACTCTAATCTTGAGGGCTTTGTTCCCGGAACCTTCAATCCTGTTCCGTGGGGGTGGTACGGTATTCCGGTGCCGGCGGGCGGAAGGATCGCCGATGTGTTGCAGAAAGTGGATATTCCAGACTTATCGGAGTCTTTGGATGAAATGAAGTTTGTTATTGAGATGGCCGAAAAGGCCACCGGCGCCACCACAACGCAACAAGGAGCGCAGACACAGAGACAGGTTACTCTCGGAGAGGTGCAATTGGCGCTGGGCGAAGCTAAGGAAAGAATTAAAGGGATGAGCAAGTTCTATACTCCGGTTTGGCAACAGCGCGGCAGAATGTTTTTGAAGATGATAGAAGCGGGAGCGGATAAGCTCAAAGCGGTGAAGATTTATAAAAAGGGTAGAAACACCAGTGATATTCATTCTCGCGAGATTACTCCGAAAGATTGGATGACGAAATCAGGATACAGGGAAAAAGTTTGGAGCCAAGACGAGAAAAATAATCAAGACACCCAAAGCATCCAAAAACTAAACGCCGTGAAAGTGAATATTCCGATGAATCCAAAGTTGGACGAAATATATCAGCGTAAATTATTGGAGTTTGCCGATTTAACGCCGGATGAGGTAAACGACGTAATGCAGTATGA